ATAAATCTTCTTACCAAGAATTAACCTTGCATACCATTCTAAGTAATACTTAATTCCTTGTTCAGTATGTTTTGTAGGGTGTGCCTTTTCATCAAGATATTCAATTAACATCTTGTTGTTATAGCCTTCACGATTATTGAAAAACTCATCTAAGAGTTCTCGATATTTACCCAAATGCCTATCACATTCAAGCATACCTCTATGAACATCTTTCTTATTATCTTCATCAAAATAATAATCTAGAAACCTTGTTTCTCCTTCTACTCCAAAGAAATCGGCATCATTGCTTGACTGAACGGCAAACCAAAATTTGCCGTCAATATCTCCATTGTAATATCTACCCATTTTATTCCTCCAATCCTAATTTTTTCATTGTCTTGTCTGTTTCGTGATCCAAAATTTGATTTACTTTTGTTGCTATTTTTTCTTGAAACCAATCACTCTCCGTAATTACATCAAGTTCACTGTAAATAAAATTTTCTAAAGCCTTTGCTAATTCCAAAGAGCTTGGTCTGATATCTTCCATTTAGTCCTCCATCTTATATTCATGATAATCAAAGTCTACTGCATCTGCTTTTAAGATCTCAATAAACTTTCTTATAGCTTCATTTCTAGCTTTGTCGTTTATACATTTGAAACCTTTAATTCTAACTCCAGTTTCAAGAAAAACGTCATAGCCTTTAACATCTGCTTCTTTCCATTCTTTAATAGTCATTGACATTATGCAAACTCCTTAAATAATTTTAATGCTTGATCGAATGGTAAAAAGTTAAGACACTTGCCAACCATGTGTGGTTGGTTCTTTTTAAGCCAAGTCTGAAAACCATCATCATCAATCACTTTTGAAATAGGTCTTTTCCAAGCAACTAAAAATTCTTTGTCGTCTTTCTTATCAACACAAAGATATTGCTTTTTCATTTCCTTCTTCAACTCTTTAGCATCAAGCCAATTATATAACTCTTGGTGGCAATAATGCTCCAAGTCCAAGTCTGTGGAATAGGTTTTGCCATTATATTCCCAAGTCTCTTGACCGAATTTTTCAACGCACCATTTATTAATGTCTTGAAGTCTAAAATCACATTCGGGGTAGGTGTGTTGTCTATCACTTCCACCTTGTCCCTCATTAGATACTTCAACTGCTTTCTTGCCGTTGACATATACTGTGGCATTATAACAAGGAGTTTCTTCTGAACCCCTCGCATAGTGTGAGATATTTTTTACCTCTAGTTTATTGATCTGCATATCTTTTCCTTTCGTTTGTTGTTGTTATTTTGATATTTTATAATTATGAATTTCCAAATATTCCTTAAACATTTCTAGTAATGCCATTCGATTACTAAAACTTGGGACACCATGGTCATTAGGATCTCCATAAACAAAAGTGTCTTGAATATCTTTTCCTAACTTTATCAATTTATTCCACTCCTCATTTGAAATCTGCATATCTTTTCCTTTCGTTTGTTGTTGCAATTTTCAAGATAGTACACGAATAATCCGTGTACTACTTTGACGACTGCTAATTTTTTATTGATGCCATCATGTCTGCCATTCTGTGTGGAATGACAATATCCTCATTGCATCTGTCACAACATCTGCCCTCTGCGATTGGCTCTGCATTGTGTCCCTCTGTCCAATACACGATCCCTTCTGCGTTTTTATGAGGCTCTATTTCTCCTTTACAAATTACACAAGTCATAATTTATTACTCCTTTCTCTGTTCGTATAATTCATTGCCTTTCTGCTCCTCTAACATCTTTTGATATTCATCATAAGCCATTAAAGAAAAACCCCCACCCTCTTTTAATATTGCAATCCTACCTTTGAAAGTAATTCTGCTCTTCACATCTTCCAAAGAGGTTTGATGCTCTATACTTTCGCCCTCTGCATCTGTACCCAAGACTAAACCATTTCCCATTATATGATTAAGTCTGCCATCTTCTCCCTTGATAGTGAAAGAATAGCAATCGTCTTGATATAAACCTTCTTCATCAACGTAAACAGTATCTCCATTTTTAAATGGTAGATCGACACACTCAAAAGTTCTGCAACCCAATATTCTATAGATGCTTCTATAATCTCCATCATAACTAATAGTTCTGATAGTCTGATCTTCTGAATTAATAAATAATGCTTTCAACTTTCTCTCCTTCTTGGTTTAAATTTTGATATTGTGAAGAGGCAAATTCCTCTGCCTCTTCAATCTCTTCATGGATCTTGTAAATTATTTCAAAACCCCAAAAGTCAATCCTTTCCATTTATGCAACCCTTTCTTTTATTTCATCAAGATAATAAAAATCTATCATCTCCGAAGGTCTGAAATTTGGTTTATATTGATCTAAAAAAGATACTTCTATTTTTTTATCTTCTAAAAGTTTTATAAATTTTGGAAGGTCGCAATCTTCCTCAAGATATACACAAGCATTTTTAGAATTATAAAAACTAAAAGAAGAAAAGTTTTTAAGATCAATTCCAAAACCTTTCAAATCGTAATATGAAATTTTTCCGTATCCGTGAGAAGAATTATCTATAAAAGGAATTTTAATTTTTAACATTTTAAGCCACCTCTTCAATTTTAATATTTGATTGTTCCAACACACTTTTTGAAAACTCGTCTATATTATAAACTTGTTGTTCTTTGTATCTTTTAAATTCTCTATCAACAATTTTAAAAGTATTTGGATCAACCCAATAAACCCCATTATCTCCGTTGTCTGTATCCATTTGACAATAGACACCAACACCAACAGATAAACCACCATCAAAAGTATTAGTAATTAATTGAACTAATCTAGCGATCCCATAATCGCCACCTCTAAAGTTTGCTTTTTCATGAGCCTTTAGAAAACCTTCAATACTGTCTCTACCTCCGTTCCAATGTAAATAAATTGAAGGCGAATATTCTTTTGGCACACCCTCACACTTAAAACTTATTACTGCTCTATTTCCCATAATATTTCCTTTCGTTTTTAATTATGTTAAAGTTTTAATATCTTTTATTTATCCCAAATTATCCCATAAAGGTCAAGTAAAAATGTCAGAAAAAAACTTTTTTTTAAGCATAAAAAAACAACTTCCAAAAGGTACGTTTATTCAAAAAATAGAAAACAAGTTTAATAGTGGCTTTCCAGATATAATAATTATTAATGAAAAATTGCCTTTGTTTATTGAGTTAAAAGCACCAACAAAAGGAAACACTTTTAAGATCGAACCTTCACAAATTTCAACACATTTGAGGATACAAGCCAATAATTATGTTTCTTTTTTCTTGGTTCAAGCACCCTCTCGCTCGGTCATATATTTGTTTGAAGGTGGCACTTTGTGCAAGGCATTTGCAGAGCAAATGCCTTGCAACCCCCCTCTGTCCCACGACACCGAAGGGTTCTTGATATATGGAGGCCTGGACGATTGTCTTGGTTCTGCAAATCGAAAAGTGGCACAAATTGCAGAAGATCGGAAGTAACAATAAAAACATAAGGTTTGCGATCTTCTGCAATTTTGCTTCCCGAGGCACGGCTGCTGCTTCCTTCTCTTGCGACCCCCAAAAATGAACCAAGTGCAGAAGATCGCAAGTAGCAAAAAAAACAGAATAGTTTTGCGATCTTCTGCAAGTTTGCACCCCAACTTCTGAAGGAGGCTGCTTCGGCAGCACCCCTTCGGCCTGGAAAAAAATGCCAGGGTAGAACGGATCGCAAATATCTAAAAAAACAAAAAACCTTGCGATCCGTTCTACTTTTGCACCCCGACACCAGAAGGCCTGCTGGAGGCTTCTGGTGCTGGAGAATCTTTTACCTGGGGAAATCATTGTTGGGGGATAAAAAAGAAGCCAAGCAACTTTGTTGCTTGGCTTATTAACCAAGGAGATGGTTATTTGGGATTGAACTTTGAAGTCTTAACCATTGAGGTTGACCATCTGCCGTGCCTATTCTTTTTATGCACGGCTCTCTTACCTTTTCTATTTACTTTGAACTTGAGTTTCATTTAATCCTCCTTATCGTAGTCTGGATGATCGGGCATCCTTCCTTTGTGGTCACAATTCCAAAAAGGATCGTGGTGTTCTTTTTTTAATTCTGCGATGTAATCACACTTAGCATTGTAATGATACCACCACTCTTCTTCTAGTTCTCTTTGTCTGTCTATCATTTTTTTCTCCGTGAAAAAAAGGTGGGTCTTTCGACCCACCTCTTGGTTAGGCAACGTCCTTCTTTTCGGACAGTTGCTTGTTGAGTTCCTCAACCTTTTGATTGAGGCGATTTATGGTCGAGTTGCTAACCAACTCGTAGCCGTCTAAAGTTGAGGCAAGTTTTGTAATTACTTGCTTAACAACTTCATTAACTATTTCTTCATCAAGTCTTGCTTGAAGAGTTTCGACATCACTCTTGATGTCTTGGATGATGTAGCTTTCATCAATAGAAGACTCTACTTCTTCCTTGATACTTTCTACAACTCGCTCATCAACATATTCTGTGATGGCATCTTGGATATTGTAAGACATAAGCACCTCCTTTGTTATGGTTAATCTTACCTATAAATCGTATCCCATTTTATCCCATAAGTAAAGCACCGAATTAAAAATAATTCACTTTTTTTCTTGGTTGTGATATTTTTGCCACATTGCGAGTCGCAAAAAGCGACTCGGAAAAAGAATCTTGATTCGCAGTAACTTCTTCTACTTCAGAAGAAGTTGATACAGTACAAGGATAAAATACAAATAAAAATAATATTTTTATTTTATTCTTGTACTGTAGCAAATCAACCGAATACTTGGAGGTTGATTCTGCGAATCAAGATTCTTTTGGGGTAACTTAGGGCAAAAAGAACACAAGTTACAAAAGCAAAGAGGGGGGGAGGGGTAGAATGACGGACACATACACACATACACACATACATATGCAGGGTTGATAAATTCATTTGAATATATTATCGTTTGGGCATGAATCTAGATGCTCTACCCAAAGAGGTGTTACATGAGGTGTTTCTGCTTGAGCAACAGAAAAACAAACTGGACACCCGCGAAATAGCTCAAAAAAATTTTCTAGCGTATGCCCAACATGTATATGAAGGTTTCATCGTTGGGCGACATCATAAAATTATTGCAGAAAAATTGGAGCTAATCGCACAAGGCAAACTAAAAAGATTAATTGTCAATATGCCACCCAGACACTCGAAATCAGAGATGGCATCTTATCTCATGCCCTCGTGGTTCTTGGGCCGTAATCCAAAGTTAAAGATTATTCAAGCCACGATGAATACAGAACTTGCCGTGAG